GAGATTCTTTCTTTTTTTCCCGCTTCCCTCTTTGTATATTATTATATTCTTTCCCAACTTTGTTTTTTCAAACTTTTCCAATCCTCTGTTCCATAGCTTCAATAGTTTGAGCTTCTTTTTTGAGTGCTTCATATGTTTTCCAGTATTCATCATTATACATGATTTTTTTAGATTGCTCCTCGAAGAAAGATCTTTGATAGCTATCCATAGTATACACTTCTTCCTTTATTTTTTCAATAGCATTTATAGTTTCTGTTGATAATTTTCACTTTTTTCATTCAATATCTAGTTTATTAAAGAGTGTATCAATATCTTTATAGGTTCAATTATCTACAGCTCTGTATACATCTTGCATTATTTCATGAGTTATATCTCTATCCGAAAGAGGTGGGATATAATCATCTGATATATTCCCCCCTATAATACTGGCGTCCTCTTTTTTGTTTACAAAATCCAAATATTCCTGCTGTTTTCTCCTTGCATCAATCTCTCTAGGGTCATCCATATACCTTTGATCTAGCTTTCTTATATCGGCGTCATCATAAACCTTTGACATACCTTTAATATCTTGTTTGATATGTTGGATTTCATGAACAATCGTTGATCTCAGATTTGTTGGATCTTTCTCGTATAGTTTGGAGTTAATAAAGATACTTCCTCAGGCTTGAAGCCCTCTTTTTTGTGAAGTATGAAAATCTGCGAAAATAATTTGAGTATCTTTGAGTTGTGGATACTTTTCATAGAGTTTAGGATCATCCAAAACTTCGGGGAGTAGATAAGAAGCTCCAAAATCTTCAGATTTCACTCCTTTGTGCCCATATCTTCTAAGAGCTTGATCTAATATTCCCATTTTCTCTTGAGTATATCTTGATATTCCAGTTACTGTCTTTTCTTTTAATGCTGGAGAAGTAAATCTTCCAAAGATTTCATTTTTTGAATAAATATCAATATCCTTGAAATTTCCGAAAGTTTTTGATGTTCTATTTTGTGTATTAGTTATAAGATCATCTATATTCCCGTCCCACTCCTCAATCACTTTCTCAAGCATAGGGGAAAGGGATTTTGCCGATTTTTCAGACAGTTTAGTTGCCCCATTAGTTGCAATTCGTTGAGTAATTTCTTTCTTTTCAATACCTCCTAACTTTTTTAACATATTTGCAAGTGTAGTTTTTGCTTTTGTGCTTCCTAAAATCCCTCAAAGTATTGCTCACTTAGCAATATTTCATATTCTTTCTAGTCAACTATCACGAGGATCCATTCCACCACCAATTCCCCCTAAGATAGCTCCATTTCTAATGCTAGAAAATGGAGAAGTAACTTGTCTGAGAATGCCTGCCTCCTCTTTTTTAGCAATACCCTCAGCAAGTCCTCTCGCAACTTGTGTCTCATTATTAAGCATTCTAATATTTCAGAGCCCTTCTTGCTCTGCAACATTCTCGATTGTTGTTTTGATTTCTTTTCTGATAGTTCTTAGTCCCTCAGCCTTCAGTCCTGCAACTTCTCATCCATTTTGCTTAAACATATTATAGGCTTCATCCATATACCTCTTAACCTGATTCATTTCAGAGAGGGTATATTCATCTTTCATCAGTCCTAGAATTTCGTCAGCTTTTTTTGTGAGTCATGGTGTGGTTGAATAATCTTTTGCCAACATTTGAAGTGCCTGATTAACTTCTTCTACTTTATGAGTTGAGTTAGAGAGTCAGAGCAGTTCATCCACCATAGCTTTAGATTTCTGAGCATGGGTATTGAGCTGAGCAATCAGATTGCCCTTGCTTCCCTTAAACCCTCTTTCAAGCATCCATTTCCCTACTTCTTCAGGCGTAGCTTTACCTGGTAGCGTTGCACCTTCTTCGATGAGCTGTTTTTGTACTGCTTCGAGTTTTGCTGGATTTAAGTTTCCGTTGAGCTCAAGTTTACTAGCCCCCTTTCAGATTAGATTTTTAGCTTTACCTCCTAACCATCAGAGCATTTTTCAGATTACAGGAAATGCTCCTCAGATACCAGCTCCTAATCATGCATCCTTGAGGTCTGTCTCCTCACCGTTAACAGCGTTAAACAGCACGGTATCACTAGCTCACTCAAACCCTCCTTTCAATATTTTTCAGAGAATAGGGAGTTTTTGAGTAAGTTGATCGATTTTCCCCCCTGTTTTATTTAGAAGCCCTACTACAAAGTCAGCACCTTTCTCGCTTTTACTAATCACATTTGCTACTTTAGGAAAAGCTTTTGCCAAAACTTCTCCAACTTTTGTAGAAGTGTTTGCGAGTTGAAATCCTTTTGCTCCAGCTCTTACGATTCCACCAGGTGCAGCAACTTGAGCTAAATCAGCAACAGCATTTGTCGTTTTGTATGTTAGAGCATCTTTATCTTGCCCAACATCTGTCCCAAGTCAAAGGTTATTTTTCCCATCAAGACTATCTTTCCAGCTCTGATTCAGTTCATCTACTTTCTGTTCATCTGCTCAGAATTTTTTTGCAGTTCGAGCTACGGCATTCCCTAGTCCCTTACCAGCAAGCTTCCCAATACCAGTCACACTATCATAGACTCCTCAGACGATATCTTTCCCTGCTTGTCCAACTTGAGCCCAAAATCAAGGTCATTCCTCTTTTTCTTCTGTAATTCCTGCTTGCTCTCAGGTAGCGTCATCATAAGTAATAAATCAAAGCCTTTTTCAGAGTTCTACATTGCTAATTTCTCCATTCATATATCTTTGGACAGACTTTACTTGATTTGGGTTTTTGGCTAGAAATCTATTGAGAAGCTCTTTGTCATCATCTAGTCATTGGGTGTTCCCTCAATTCTTTTCAGCATAATCTCTTACCATATCGGCGAGATTTGCAGTTCTCAATCAGATTTTTAGCTGGTTACTTGGCTCGGTTTTTGTCTCTTGTGCAATCTTCTCTCTGAGCTGAGATTTGTAAGTTTCTCTCCCCGCTTTTCGTTGTTGTTTTTTTTCGTAAGCCACAGCTTCAGGAAGCATATCATTAATCATTGCTTGCCTTTCTTCGGGAGTTTTAGCCTTAGCATTGACATAGTTGAGAATTTTATTGCTCATCTCGGCTGAGACACCTTGGAGTTGATTTGTCATTTTTTACTTATTAGAAATAAAAATCGGATCTTTAGCTATTTAGCATATCAGTAAATAGAGTACTACTTCCGTTTCCCTCATCTTCTCAGAGATTTACATTCACGCCATTTGCCCCTCCAGCAGTACTTATCCCTTTATTAAGCTTACTTATCATATCATCAACTATGTTCATAAAGTCTCCATATCTGAGCTTTAGATTGAGATTTGTTGAGGCGTCAGTGATAAATTTCAGCTCGTTATCTGATAACGCTCCAAAGGTTGCTCCTTGCTCCTTGAGGTTGATTAAGTTTTGAAGTGCTGTAGAGGAGAGTACACGATCATACAACGACTTATAATATGCACCTTTTGTTCCAGGAACTCCTCCTAACCATACATTTTTGAAGTCCCAGGTATCCATATTTTTCAGTTCTTGCAATTGCCCTATCAGCTCCTGAGCAAAAGGAGTAACTTCTTGGTCTTTTGCGTGCTTATAAGCTAATGCTTGATTTCTGAATTTTCAAAAACTGATTCATTCAGATTCCAATTTTTTCCATTCTGCGCTTGTTAATGCTTCTTTTTTATTCCCGGAATTATATCTATTATAAAATCATGCTAGCGAGGTATCATAATGATCTCAAGCAGAGAAATCTACGCTTGGCACGATAAAAGTCAGAGCAGAGCCAGCAGTATGTGATGAGGTATAGAGTTTCTCGTCACCATTTCTGTTACTTGATTTCATCATAAAACTTCCATCAGCATTAACTTTTGTTACCACTCCTATATGTCCGTTGCTTGGAGAGTTTTTACTATTAAAAATTGCAAAACTTCCTACTTGAGGAGTATCACTTTTAGTATAGTTTCCTCTTGGATTTGTTTTTTCTGAGAGTCCACTTCAGAAGTGGAGGTTGCTTCCCATCGCTTTTGCAATATCATTCGCAAAGGCTCAGCATTGCCCAGTTGTTGCTCCATCTTGGAAATCTGCAACAATACTTCCAATATCATTAAGGCTTGTTGCATTTTGAAACCAATCTCCATAGCTACTTATTCTCTGTTGCCTGTTGAAATTCTCAGGGATTTGCCCTGTCCCTGTCATCTTGATTTTTACTTTTCAGTCTTCGTCTTGGGTAATTTCCCACTTGTTTTTCCCCTCATTAGGATCAATTCAGAGCTTTTTGTTGAGCATTGCTTTATACTCAGCTTTCCCTTGGAGAGGTGCTACAAAGTTCTTTTTGAGAGCTTCTTCTACTGAAATTCCCTCAGCTTTCGCTTGCTTGATCACGTCATTCACGACCATATTCAGCGGTCTTTGGATAATAGAGCTATAGTCTTTATAGTAGTCTTTGAGAACATTTGTGAGACTGTTCCTAAGTTGCTTAGGGTCAGTTACAGAAAGATCCGTCATCTCATTCTCAAGATTCAAGAGGTCTTTTTTATTCTTTAGTTCAAGGTCTTGCTTCCTCTGAGTATATTCTAGGTCTCTTTCTCTCTTTTGCTCTGGCATCTCATAACTCAGAATATCAGTACTGAGTCCGTAGGCTTTTAGCTTACTATCAAATACTCTTTGCTGTTCTTTAGCTTGGAGCCCCATTTTTTCTATATAGTTATTAACCATTGCGAGTTCATGATCTCTCAGGTTTTTCCTATTTTGGAGCTTGTATTCAAGTGCTTGAGCTTTTGCCTGAAGCCCTCTTGTTCTCTTGCTGATCTTAGACTCAATAAGTCCTCTGGATGCTCCAGTTCCACTGGCCGCATATTCCTCAGACTCAATACTTTTTAGTTGGCTGTAAACATTCTCAAGTTCTTTATTAGTCTCTACGACTTGGGTTTCATACTCATTATATCTTGACTCCTTGAGCTTTTTCTCGTAAGCATCCAAGATTGGCATTTCTTGGATTTTTAGTTTACTATCTACCCCCATTCTTTTCATCACTTTCTCAATGATATCTTGAGGGTTGACAAAGATGGATTCTCTATATTCTCATCTGTTGACAATATTGAGTTTGATTTTGTCTTCTTGAATTTGCATATACTCCCTATATCCTGCTTCATTACTTTTTTTTAGCATATCTAATTGTTCAGCAGTTAGATTATAGCTATTCATTGCATTGCTGATATCGGCTCCAGTCTTGAGATTTTTAACTGAGTCTTCAAGCTCTTTTTTCTTCCACACACTATCTAAAACAGCTCTTTGTCTATCAGACTTTCTATTGTGGTACTCAAATGCTTTATTGAAAGCATCTCTACTTTCAAAAAATTCAGGATTAGAAACCTTGTAAGCATTGAGATTATTTATCATCTCTGCATCTCTAGCATCAGAATCTATTTCGTAGTCTGGTCTTCCTGTTTGTTTAGCTGTTCCCTCTTGGACTCTGACTCTCGCATTTGGATCCGTAAATCTGCTTTCGTCCAGTCTCTCGTTTGGGTCAAATTGTTTGTCTGTAGCATATTGTGCGGTTGGATTGCCTCAGTTCTGACCGTTCTGATAATTCTGATTTTGAGTATAATTTTGCTCAGGCTGATTCGTCTGAGGAGTAGGAGTAGGCTGAGGAGATTGATTGCCTCTACCTTGGAGCTCGTTGTTGTATTCAGTAGCAAATCTCCTAAAATTTTCATCATTGCCAAATTGTTGCATGGCTCTATCTTGATCAGCCTTGCTCATTGACTCAAATTGCTGTTTTGTAGCTTCGTAATTGTAGCTCATAATTTAGAAAATAAGGTTAAAATCTGATTTATTTCTTTTTGAGGTATTCAATGCAATTGCTATAATCCACCGTATCCTCTAGCGACGCTCTCGCTGTTGGATCTTCTGGGTGGTTATTCAGATAGACTTGTCTTTCTGCTACTTTCTCCTTGATATAAGCTTTTTCTAACTCTAGATTTTCAATAATCTTTGAACACCTTAAGACCATATCATACCACTTCAACGGATAGGCGTGGATTCTAATAGCATTATCTCATATACCAGACCCTGAGTTTCTACCAGAGCCATTTTGCTCTAATACATGAACAAATCCTCATACGATACGATCAACAATAGCGATGTGGCCGTACTTTCCTTGAGTTTTAATGATTATGTCACCCTGCATAAGATTATTTGTCCCAACAATTTTTTCTCGGCCAGTGTTGAATAATTTGGACTGAGGAACTTGTTTTGCATTCCCAAGGGCTCAGACTTTTCAGAAACCTAGCCACTCGAGGTAAAGCTTTGCTAGATCTACACATTGGAAGCCATAAGCTCCGTCGTAGTCTATACGCTTGCCAAGCCAAGTTTTTTTGAAATTTAACCGTGGTCTATTCATCTTATAAGTAATCTAAAAAAGTAAAATGTTTATCAATTGAACCAGCCTTGATATTCCCCCCAAACACCATAATATCCTTGTAGGTAAACTGGTTTGCATAATGTTCATCTCCTCGCTGACCAATCTCCATGAGAGTTGGATCCTCTTTTTTTGGTATGCAGAGATTCACTGCATGCCACTCGGCCCACACTTTGTGGACTGAATCCACGACATCGTTATCTCTGATATCTTCTTGGAACTCAGACTTTGTAGACCTCGTGTAAACGAGCGAATATCAGTCTAGGAAAAGTTCTCCCATCTTCTTTGGGTCTTTATAAAAATCCAAAGAGAAAAATCAGATTTTTTTGTCTGGGAACTCTTGGTTCCACCGCTCACAGATCACTGCGGCCGCTACTTCTTCAGAATTTCCCAAATCTTCGAAATCTACTCCAGCATCTCTTAGCATTCGCTTGATATTGATAATGTTGTTGAGGTTGATTTTATAGCCGAGATTGAGCCACATATTATTGAACATACTATAGAGCCAGCAATTCGCTCAGCTTTGCCTTGTAACGGCTATTCTCTCATGCCATCTAGGAGTTTGCTTATGCATCCCAAGTGGAGTTTTGTGCCTCATTTTGAGGAGTCATATATTCGCCATTGATTGTTAGATAAAAGGCTAAAAGTTCAGGTTTTTCTCTCTTTTTTGATTAAGAGAAGCACTCTGAGACCATCTCCCTAGAGATAGAAAAATGGTCTGAGTGCTTATCTGATTTATGATTTCTTGTCTTCGCTCTTGGAGTCTTTTTCTGTGAGCTTGATTACCAAGTTATAGACTAATTGTGAAGCTCCATAGACTCCCATCACGAAAGCTACTCCCATCTCTCGAGTCTGAGGATAGTACTTAGTAGCTACATAGTAGATTGCCCCTCCAACGAGAGCTACCAACATACTCACCATGGTCTTGCTGAGCTTAAATTTCCCAGCAAGCCAGGTAAGAGCAGAAGTCAATACACCTGCTAGTGCGATTCCTAGTTCCATTTTCTATATTCTTAAAGGTTAAAAACTTTATTTGTTCCCTAGTGCCTTGATCCGTGCATTTTTTAGCCACTCTAAGTCTGTTTGGATCTTCCCTAGAGTAGTCTTAATTTGCACAATATCAGCTTCTTCCTTGAATTTTTCCAGCACGGAGATTCTATAACTCAGTGTCCCATACGTAACTCAGAGCCCAAAGATGAAGATTATTGTTTTCCAGATATTAGCTGGTGAATCGAAGAATTCTTTAATCATTTCGGTTTTGTAGTAGGAAATAAAAATTATTCAATAATGAGATAAGGGAAGTATTCTTTATCGTAACTAGAATTTTTATATTTAGTCCGCTTAATAAAAAAGGCGGTACTACCTCAAGACAAAGATGTTGTAATAAGTTCAAATCCAAAAAACTCATTATCCTTTTCTATTTTTAGTTCTTCATCTATCGTAATGGTTAAAAAACCAGAGGATCCCGCCATATTATTTATATCTTGGAAAATATCTTTTTCTTTGACATAAAATATTTCTCATTCAGTATTGACCTTAAAAAACTTTACCTTGGCGGCTTTCATGTAACTGGTACTAAAATTATTTCCCTGTATTGGTAGAATCATCGCCCTCAGCCTCCCCTTAAGGGGAATGTCAAACAAAAATCTAAATTGGTCTTCTCAATTACTCTTAAATCTAAGAGTCGTAATTGTCTCCGCATTATCTGAAGTCAAAGGAAGAAGCTTTGGGGAGAATATCCCTTGAAATTTCTTATCTCCTAATTTTTTTTTAGGGTTGTCTTCAAATCCTCAAGCAGGAATGGTAGACTGATTAAAGAAGAACGGAATAACGGTTAGTCACAACTTATCAGCAAGCGATTGTGACGACTGATTTGTATTAAGTACAAACATTTTCTTTGCATTAAGATTTAAAAATTGATATAAGTTTTCAGTTTTGATAGGTGATATTCATTATTTTATCTCCTGATTTCACTTTTGAGAGCTCTCAATTCTGATAGCTCAGCTCATACTCTTTCTCATCAGCAGTAAATGAGATGAGTTCTCCTTTGTTGTTATATTTTGGATTGCTCAGAGACTTAAATCAGACTTGTACATTATCTAGCTCGCTAAAGATATTCATGCCAGAGAGAGGTCATCCTGGAGCAAATTTTTCCCCATCCCAAATATACAAAGTTCCATTCATACTGTAGGCTTCTCATTCGATATTCGCTTGGGTTGGTAGGTCAGAGAGACTTGCTTTTTGCCCTCTATAGTTAATCCCTCACATTCTTCCTCTTTTTCCTTCCGGTCCAGTCGGTCATGGAGGTCAGACAAAGTCAATTGCTCCTCATATATCATACCAGTTCTCTTCTCACTGGTAGCGATACTGAAAAGTCTTATTTTTCACTCTTATTTCTATTCTTTTCCCTTCTGGTCCTTGAATCCCTTTCATTACTAGAGCTGCACCATCAGCTTTAGGATAAATAAAAGTTCCATCTATATGTAGACCAAGCACCGTACAGATTACTGTTCCGAATCTTTGAGCCTCATTTCTCACATAGAGTGGTTGTCCCTCAAGTGCTTTATTTTTTTCCGTGAATTTGAGTTCTACACTATATTCTACCTCTGTAACTGGATTCACCAAGCGATTATAGTGACTATGAATCATTCTTTTTATTCTGAAATTTTTCAGTTGCTCTAGTGTTACTTCTTTCTCTACCGAAATATCATGTGTCCAATAATCCGACATACTTCCTTGTTCTCCAAAAACTTCAATCTCTCCTGGAAAGTAGCCTCCCTCACCAATGCTTGATTGATATTCAAAGGTAGTATGGAAATGAGCTTTAACCTTGGCGATGATCGGTTTTGTATCATCTATCTCAGGAAATGCTAGATTTTGAGCAAACAGATCCCCCTCTCGCCTTCATGATTTCGTGAACTTATCTCAGAATTTATAAGTTCCATTGAGCGTCCTTTTGATTACTTGTTTTTCGAGTCCCTCAGATTCTAGATAAACGCCGTTTGCGTTTTGGGTATCTCTATAAGCAGAGCAGTATACATCCGAAAAATTCTCCTCATCAGCAAAGACTGCATAATAGTTCTGAGCATTGACAATTCCATCTTGCATTTGGACTCTGAATACTAGCGGAGTTCAAGCTTCTAGTTCAAGGGTTTTACTTGTTTGGAATACATATTTTCCAACATTCTCGATTTGTTTCCAGCTCAGTCTGGCAGTGGTAAGCACTTCTCACTCAGGCTTAAAGTAGGTTTCTGTTTTTTGTCCTCTATAGATCTCTACAGGAATATCTGTAGTTGGTAGTCCGTATTTTTTGAGCTTGAGAGCAAATTCTTTCAGTAGCTCACCACTTGCAATACTCTGAATATCTAGGTACTTTGTGGCTTCATCTTTTCCAAAGATCAGCTCTTTATTCGCTTTCTCTAGTTTTGGAGAGCTATGGATATAAACCGTATTATTTGGTGCGAGGGTATTCCCAGCCAGCATTTTCGTTCCAAGGAAACTTGGGAACACATCAGTAATTTTAGGAAGCAAAAAACACCCATCATCATCAGTATTCCTCATCGCATCCATATCTGATTTTTTGGCGATTTTTACTACCCCTGCCTCTGTAGGAGAGGCTTTTTTTATCTCTTGAGGTGTCATAGTTTTGATCACTTCCCATTTTCAATTTTTGAGGATTTTTAACTCTCCTCAGATTACTGCGAGATCGTATTCCTCATGAGTTTCGGCATTTGCTTCTTCGTCAGTAGCGTATTTTTTGACTCCATTACCTGATGGGGTAGTTGTACTACCCTCAGACTTAAAAAGCTCTTTTTTAGCCAGTACTACTTCACCTCCTTTGGTAACTACGAGGACTTTATCTTCAGCTGAAAGCTGATTCACTACTTCGAGGTCTTGTATTGCTTGAGTTTCCATTCAGATTTCTTTAGAAATAAAATTATTCTTCTGCTCTTGGCTTCCATTGAGTATCTCCATAGCTAGCCTCTGATTTAACGGTCAGAGCTTTCTTTTTTTTGGTGAGGAGAATTTTCTTCTTATTTGCAAGAATCCGCTTTTTTATTCCTCCTAGATTTTCTTCTCTCTTTCTTCGGCTTGTCATTTGATAAATTGAGGAACTAAATTTTGGAGGACTATACCGAAAAGTTTTCTTTTTATGCAAAAAAAAGGAAGTTAGTGCTTCCTCTCTTGTATTTTGGGTAGAGTTATTTTTTGAATTAAAAAAAGACGACCTGTTTTAGATCGTCTTTAATGTTGTGATGAATCTTTAGATAAGAGCTATTAGCTTTTTCTAGTCCTTATTTATCTAGACAGTTGTTATATACTTCATCCTGCTCATAGTATTCTTCGCAACCCTCATTAAATGAATCAGAATTTCAATCACAGTCACCTCAAGTTCTTTCGGCTCGTTCAAATCCTGCATAATGTCCCTCCTCACTAGACTCATCATAAGGATTCTCAGGTTCTACACATTCATCATTGGAATTATAAGAATTTGATAGAGACTCTATGTTATCATAGTTGTCAGATATAGAAGCAGAGTAACTTCTTTCGTTTGAAGAACTAGTATATTTGTCTTTTTTCTCATCATCTGAGCATCAATGAATTATAAGGAATATACAAAGAAATCAGAATATAGTATACCGCATTACTTCAATAAATAACTCAAGTAAAGCCCAATACTCCTAGTGTATTCATCTTTACTCACCTTGAAAGACTCCAAAATCAAACTTACTTTCTTTTGAGTTTCAGTATCTTTCTCTTTGATAACTTTCGCAAGGCTCTCTACGACCACAGCCTTTTCTCCAAGTGCAATGCGAGCCTGAGTTTCAGTAGCGTCCATTGTTTTTAGTGATTGAGATTGCTGTACTTTTGCATTTTCTTCTTTCTTTTTCTCTCATATATTCTGCCTATTTTTAATAAGCTCATAGAGTGCATCTACTTTAGGCGTTATTTTAGGCAGGCTTGAAACTCTTTGCCCATATTCTTGTCTAATATTCGCTACAGCATAGATACTATCTAGTAGTTTTTCGGCGTCTTTATCGTTTCCTAAAGTATAATAAAGATATGCAATATTGTAGTTTAATCTATGAGTTCTAACAAGTCCAAAGCTTGCATTTCTCATTTCATCTAACGATCCAGTCAAATCTCCAGATTGCAGTAAATCTAAGGCTTTCGCATATCTATATTGACCAATCCTTGAAGTGGCTTCTCTTTGCAGACAATCATTACTATTGTTAAAATATTTGATATACTTTTCCAAGTCTTGATCTGTAGAGATTTCTTTCGTATTAAGATATTTTATTTCTTCTGCAAATTTCTTCAATTCGTCACTATTTAGACTTTTTTCAAGTTGGCACCCTACCATTTCTCCGATAATTTCATTATAAGGGAATAAGGTTTTATCTTGTCAAATGGCATTATAAAATGTAAATTTTTCTCAAATTTTAGAAGACAAAGAGTTAACTTGCTCAAGTCTAAACTTAATTTTTTCAATCATTGCTATATCCTTAGTTTCGTTCAAGAGTTTATTTAGTCCCTCTTTTGCAATATCAATCTCAGTCTTTGCCGTTGTATACATTTTACTCTTGTACGCAACTTCTGCATTTTTGAGAGACTCAACAGATACCTCAAAAGCAGTTTCATCTTTTGTTTTTATTATATCTATGTTTTCTTGTCATTCGTTTACCCTAATAGGATTTACCTGTGCTTGATCTCTGTTTAGATAAGCACTAGTAAAACTTAATGATAGAAAGAGGAATCATAAAGAGGCAATAAATTTTTTCATGGTATTATTTTTGACAAAATAAAAAGACTTATAATACTCTTACATAAGTCTTATATTCTTTTTACCAACTTTTTCAAACCAAATTATGAAAGCTTTACAATATCTGTTATTATACTAATAAGTGATGCAGTAAACCCTCATGTCTTCTCTGTTGTTATATAAGTTACGACCTTTTGTCCTTTTTTTATGTTTGCTACTCACTGTCAAACATCGTAGACAAATCTTTTTGGATACATTCAAGTTGTGCTTTTGACAACAATAAAGTCATTTATGTGTACTCCATTATCTCAATATTTATCTATAGGCATTACTGTAAATCTTACTGGATCTGAAGTAGCAAGAGTGCTTGCCATTATAGCAATTCTTAATGAGAAAAGATAGGTTCATCCTTTTGTGAACTCAATTGCTGCATTTTTATATATATTTCAGTTGTTATCAATAAAGTCCCCAATTTTAGCAAATCCTGGTCATACCTGTTTCTTTAAGGTATGTCCCGTATTGAATACATGACTAGAATTGTCTTGTAACTCCATATTTCTTACTGCTAATTCTTCTTGCATGGTATTCAAATAAAAACCCTGCATACTTCTGCTAAAATCTAGAGGATTCATCTGCTGACCAGGAATGATCTTAAACCCATTAGCGTCCCTCGGCCAGTTCGCATCGCTAAATCTTGCCTCATCTGCATTATATAAATTGGTAGTGTCTTGAAGCGGTATTCCACTCATAGGCAGATGTTCGTTTCCGTTGTTTAGGAGTTTTCTTCTTATCATTCTTGTCTTTGGTCAGTAAGTAAATGTACTCCAAAGATTTGTGGAGTATGGTGCTTGGTGCCGTATCCCTCTATCATAATTTGGAGACTATGCGTCTCAGGGAGGTCAAGCTTATTCGCTAAGCCTGTAAATCTTTCCGTCCCCTCAGTATACTTCTCTGCTGTGATCTCAGCAAGCTTACGAAAGTGATGGAATCTTGAATACTCCAAGCTTTCAGGTCAGTTTCCGTAGGCTCTTAGTAGTTTTTGCTCATTGGAAACTTGTACAGGTAGATCTCCTCTAAGGACAAAGGTCAGCTTTTTGCCGTTTTTTTCTATAAATTCTAGATAATAATTCCCCTGACATCCTGCTAAGGTATATTCATCTCATTCTTCTATATTCATGTCCTCCTTAACCTCAAAAGTCCAAAAGTGGTAATGATTTGCCATACCTCGAACTTCTAGTCTGCACTCTTTACTTGGCAAGATATAGGAAAGATACAAATCAGATTCTTCTTTCTCGATTTCATGTGTTCCTACATAGATAGGATAGACGACTTTGTAGTAAGCTTCGTAAGTCTTTATAGCCCTATCAGAGAGTAAAGTTTTCCTCCATTTTTTCTTGTCTTGCTCATAAATCACCTGCAGTCCCTCTTTTGTTGCTTCAATGCTAAGTAGTTTTACTTCTTCGGAGAGTCTCAAGATAAAAGCACCTGCTTTCCCTCAGTTCGTTTTCCCTCGCAAGAAAATACTATTCTCTGAGGTCCCTAAGATGATATTTTCTCTCCATTCACAAATCAGCCCATTAAACCTAAACTGCTCTCTAGTAGAGATCAGATTTTTTTCTCCATTTTGCTCTGTTCCGCCTATCATCTCTACCAATTCCACTCCATTGAATCCATAGAGCCCAGCGATTCACCTCCTTTCAGCTACTAAGTAGATGAGCTGGTTTATAGCAATTGCTTTTTTGATAGTCATTCACGGAAACCTTACGCTTTTCTCAGGATCGCCTCACTCAGCAAGTGAAAAATAAAAGATAAATCAGACTCCATCTTGGTTAGCAAAGAGATATACCATCTCTCCTACGACCAAAAAATCCACGACTTCAAAGGTTGCATTCAAGTCAAAAGCTGTATTTTCTAGCAGTTTATAGTTTTGAAATGCGATACCGTTTTTATAGTTCCACTCAGGCACCAGTTCCCAATATGAACAGTAGTTCCTATGGGTCATAAAGAGCCTCTCACCCTCTTTTTTGATCAGCCTCTTATCATACTTAGTAAGATAAGCAAAGCTGCTCTTTATTCTCTCCTCAATGTGAAAATATAGATAGCCATCAAACTTTCCCTGTTCTTCTTCTTGAGTATTGATCACTTCAAATTCAATTTGGAAACATCCATTTTTATACTGAGTTCCATCCTGATAGGCGAGGAGTTCATAGACTACAGCTTTTTCTGTTCCCCCATCAATATTGTCCGTTACAGTAATCTCTTCACTGTCTACAAGACTAAATCACAATCTATCGCTTTCAGGTTTATACAGATAGCGAGGGCGATATTGATAGATTGATTTGATTTTCACATCTCCAACCGCAGCTTTTCTCTTTCTTATCTCGATTTTTGCTTTGCTAAGTCCGTTCATATCAATACTAAAAACTCCTTTGAAAGTTTTACTCTTTCCCTCAGGCTTCGTAAGCTCTCCTCGTTGTGTTTTAGTACAGTTTACGGTTTTGATAATATCTATTTTTGCAATATTCCCCTCAGGAAAATAAGAATACATCAGTCTATCAGTTATCACGACAATCAGCTTTCGTTCTTCTCATTCATACTTCACAAAGAGTTTTTTTGGCTCTCCAAAGGTTGCCATCTCATAGGCTCATGGATCACCAGAGTCAGAAATCTTATTTGCCACATCTGCAAAGTTGCTATTGTCCGTGATATACCTCTTCTCCTTGGTATCGTAAACTCTACCGTTTGTGTGAAGCTCAAATTTTCATCTTTCATCAATATCTACTACCTTAGGATTCACAAAAACAGGCTCACTTCGAGCAGTAGCCTGCACAGATTGACTTGAACTAAAAATATCTAAGTTCTCAGACTCTACACATCCAGGGTGTGAGCTATACTGGTCAGTCTGCATTCCAGCAGGTAATCATTGAGAAAAAATACTGATTTTATTGCTCATTTTTAGTATTCCAAATTAGTGTAAAAAACTGATTGTACCCTTTGTGTTAGCCTAGCCAACACCTGATTTAATCTCTGCTCAAATTTGGCTTCTGCACGATCTGCTTTATCAAAATCATTTTTCCCCTCTCGAATTTTTGCACAAAGCCCCATGATCAATACTTCATCTAGTACTCTTAGAGTAGAATGTCAGGGGAATATTGCACTTTCAGTATCATAAAGTGTTAAATCGTTCACTGTTTGGATCCCTACGACTTTAAGGGCTTGTGCTTTGTCCTCCTGGGGGCTCCAGTTTAAGATAATATGATCGTCGAGTATTTGCCATCCTTTCTTTCCGTTTTTTACCTCACTATCAGAGAGGAGTGGTAGGTGTTCTCCATTCAGCAAGACTTCTTTGATTGTATACATTCCAGATTGTGTACCTGTTATCTCTTCTAGCCTATATTCAGATTTATTCTCTTTTATGTCCGTTTTTCGCCAAGTCCAAAAATAATTCTCATCTCTTGCTACAAGTTCCCTTCGGATCCTTTGATACAAAAAATTCAGATCAACAATCAGTTGCTCATCAGTATATTTCTCCTTAGAGGTATTGGTTTGTGCTCTTGCTACCTTAAAAATCTTTTTAATATCCATTTCTCAATAGTAAAAAGTAAAAAACAAAATCTGACTCTTTACTAAAGAGCGTCCTATCACAGGACGACTCATTAGGATTAGACATTCACGAGCTGAACGATCTGCTCAATGTTCTGGTCAAAGACCTTTCCACCGTGTGCGATCTGAGCGAGGATGTTGTAGTATGCCCCCTTTTCAGCTTCAGTCACCTTTGCCACAACAGACTGCCTCACGTAGTTGAACGCTCCAGCTCTGAATGCGTAGAGCTTTGCCCCTTCAATGAGGTTGGATTCATAAATTTTGAATCCTGCAAATTTTCCAAGCCATCCATCAATTGCAGCCTGAGAAGCATCATCAGTTCCATTGAGAATTTTTGCCATTGCGATCAATGCTGAGACCTCAGGAGAGACGATCAAGATTCTATCATCCATTGGAATATCCTTTTTGGACAGCGCAGTCCTGAGCTTCATGATCTCCTTAGCAATGTTGGTCTCATCAAGTGTTGCACTTGCATTGATCACCTGTGAAGCATTAGCCAAGAGCATTGCATCAATCACCTTGATGATTCCCTTCTCAAACTCTGTTTCCACAGCAACCATCAAGTCAGCCATTCTATTAGACTTGATAAGATACGCTGTTTGGATCTCTTCAAGCTCTGAGAACTGTTCGAGATAGTCGTGGAGCCTATCTACCTTGAGTTCTGATTTGGTGATTACTCTTTCAGTAGCTGGAATATCTCCGAGAGAGGTCTTCCTAATGTCTCCACCGTTGAGGGACGAAGCGTCTCTCATTGTGATCTTTGGAGAGATAGGGACAATGACTCTGTCTCCCGCATTTTTAAGCTGTCCTTCATATTCTCTATTTGCAAAGAGAGAAAAAGGCAATCTTGGTTTATCGCTAAGCTTCCTCTTGAGGTCCTTAGCAAAAAGTTGTGAAATAACGTCAATTTGTGCCATGATACTAGTTGGTTAAGAATAAAAGATTTTTTGGCTTTAGTTTACGACGCGAGCCAATCCGTCGGCTACCATTTGCTGAATTGCTTTGAATTCAGAATCAGGTAAGCATTTGATTTGGTCTACCGTATAGACCTTTTTTGCCTCTTGCTTTACTTCAAGCTTTACCTCAGGCGTTGGAGGTTCTGTCGGAGTCGCTGGACGAGGATTTTCCGCCGTATTCTGATCAGAATTTTCAGCTTTCTTATCTTTGAGAGCTTGAAATTCTGTCAGCTTTTTATCCAGCCACTCCATATCCTCGGGTCTTTCATCGGGCTTCTTATTCAGCGGAAATGCTGCCCCATTGGGGTGAAGCTCCTGATACAGCTTGATTTTTTCTGCAGTAGTCATCGTTGCTTATGGGTTAAGAGATAAAATACTAAGCTACTTTCTTGACTTCTCCTTTCTCAATCTTACCAGCAACAATGTTATATTGCTCATCTGGAAGATTGGCGAGTTCCTCAAGGGTGTATTCTTTCTTTTCAGGATTGAATACATTTGGATTAGCTCTACCTGGATTAGGATTATCGTTTTTAGGTGCTGAATATCCTGAGATACTCATTGCCTCATCCCAACTCAATGTAGGGTGTTTTTCCTTGACTTTTTTAATTTCCTCAGGGATTTCATCAAAGCCGTGCTTTGTGCTGAATCTGATCTCACTCGTGATAGAGGCTCTCAGACTATCAGCTTCTTCAGCGACTGCTTTCGCTTTCTCTTTATCTTGATCTGCAAAAGCTTTTTTCGCTTGCTGTTTTTTGTGATCATACTTCTCTTTTGAGACATAGTTTTGCTCTACGTCTTCTTTCGAGAGGTATTTTTCTTCAAGCTCTTCTCTTGAGATAAAATCTTCTTCATTGAAGTCTTTTTCGCTTCCGTCGTCAAATACGATCTTAGGCATCGTTGTAATAATAGGATATAAAAAGCTGTTCTTAAGCAGTTTCAGCCTCTGCCGATATCTCAGTTTGATTACTGATTCTAGTTTTTAAGAGCTCTGGAATTGATAAGAGCTCATCCAATAAGATAATCTCTGCCAAAGCGAAGTCCTTATCGTTTCGCTTGGTCTTACTTAACTCTGGGTCTAACCTAGAGATAATGCCAGACTTTAAGGATTCTTTTTTTTCTTCAGCGAACTCTTTAATCAGTTCTCGGAATCTCGTTTTAATTCCTTGATCTATGAGTTCTTTATCTTGGCTATTCAATTGCATGTTCTTGTCCGTTAGGTCCTAAAGAGATTGGTTTATTATTTTTTGTCCTCTCTTGAGAGATATAATTACTCACGAGCTGGTTTGTGCTTGCATCCATTTGTACTGGTTGCTCCATCTGTTGAGCTTGCTGTTGCCCACTGAGGAGCAAAGCCCTCTTTCTTGCTGCAATTGCCTTTCGCTTCGCTTCAGTATCTAGGGCTTGTTGATAAACCTGAATATAAATGTTGTGATTCTCATTGATATTGGTTATCTCTCAGGGATCCTCATTGATATTCAGGAGTTCAATATCGAGCATAGCTTGTTGATATTCTGGTGGATAGTCATACACCATATTCACCAGTTCCTTATCAAGTCCAACAATCCTTGCAAACTTCCTTGTCAGCTGGATTTTCCCAAACTCTGAGGCTTGTTGCATGAGCGGTTGATAACTTGCCATCATTGCTGCTTTGTTCGCCTCATCCTTCTCAGCTTTTTCTAGGACTGACACTAAGCGGAGATGAAGGTCTTTTTGTGTCATCAGATCTTTCCCCTTGACTGTGTAAGTCACGACTCAGATTCCACTATTCAGCACAATGTTCTTTTGTGAGTCCATCTTAAAGTTTTTTTGGTAAGCTCTATACCAAAGCACATCCCAATACCTCTTTTCTCCCCACAGAAAAACCTTAAACATTGTAGAGAGCCTCACATTTTGATTAGCTTGAAGGATTTGTGATTGTGTAGCAGTGATAGTCTGTGAGTAGATACCAATACTTTGCTCATCAAATCAGATTTCTCTTTTACTCTTTGCATCCAGGAGATTATGAATATTGTATCCCTCTGATGAGGTACTTGTTTGCGTCTGAATATTCTCAATAATCTTGTTATTCAGAGGAATTTTCGCAGGCAAGTATTTTCTCTTTCAGATTTGCTTGCTTGCAAGCTCTTTCCCATCGATATAGCTTGGGTCAAAGATAGTCAGCCCTGAGAAGGTATCCTCATCGGCTTTCTCTATCAGTAGATTCAGATATTTTTCCTCTGAAAGCTGATTGTCTTGCATAATATCTCCAACGCACTTTCCATACGGATCAGTCTCGTCAGGAATGATCCAGTTATGGACTACAGGACAAGGCACGAGTTTCTCATCTTTTTTTTCTTCTGACCTTACAGGCTCACACTTCTCACACCTAAGAAGAAGTGTTCTATCATTTCCCCACTCAGTCAGATACCAGCAGCCATTAAACTTGGTAAAGTGTCTGTAGACTGAGTATTTTCTTAGAGGGCTTCGTGTAATTACAAAGTCAGTTCCTATACCAGTACCATTTGCCCGGCTTCTGAGCTGGCTATTGTAGTCATCGCCAAGTTTCTCCTTGAGGCTTTTGAGTTCTTCATCAGTGAGCAAGTAGCTTGAATTCTGATACAAACTATTGATTTCATCTTCTCCTAGGAGCAGTTCAAAGCCGTGAAAGTTAAAACCTCCAGTAATCGTAAAGCTTGGATCTGGAATCCAGCAGAGAGGAGAGTATAGTCTCTTTCAAGGAGTTTCAGCCGTTTTGTTCCAGTTCTCCTCGACTGCGAGATAGATTCAGTAGTCTACTGCATTTGAGATTTTATTGTGCATTACGATATCTTCTTCGAGCTCCTCGTAGTCAAACTTAAGGAGATTATTCCAGGTATCAGCATATTCACTATCTCACTCTTTCCTTCCCTCAAACTGAATTATTGGTCTATTCTTGTAGAGCGCTGAGACAAGTAAGCTTCTATAGGTCCAGAGCATTTTTGATTTTACATGTTTCCCCTTAACCATTACATCGCCTTGAACATTGTAGGAGATGAGATATTCTAGGAGCTTTGGTCTTTTCCTTTCTGCGATTACTTTCCCTGCGTCATATTCATTTTGGACTTTTTCTAGGATGTTATCGTAGGAGTAGCCTTTGATTTTCTCTATCATTTTTTGTGTGACTTCATTCATTTTCTCCTAGTCGTAAGAAGTAAAAATAGCTTTATAGGTTTGGACTGGTCCGTCTACTTGCTCAATCGTAAATACCATTCTCATCATTATTGCATCAGCAGAGTCAGGACTTCTTCCGATTCTTCTTTTGAGTTCTTCTTTGCTTTCGAGCAATACTTTTCAGTCATTTTCAGGATTTTTGAGCATTATGTTCTCAAGCTCTTCACAAAGGAAATCTTTAATCTGACCATCAGCATTGATTCTGATTTCTCTTTTTTCTGCCTTTTCTCTAAGCTTGAAGTAGCATTGCGTCTTCAGGTTTCCAAATTTCTCTTGCTGTTCAGTCTTGATTGGACTGGCTGCGTTGTGGAAGTTGTAGCAACCTCTCAACTGATCAGCGACTCCAGCTCCTAATCCATCAGTATCTACCACGATATTTTGTCTCATTACATGGTATTCTCTCTCGAGTTCCTTAACCGTCTCTGCGGTCTGGTCGGTTGTTTTTCCTTTGACTTTGATAATTCTGATACACTCAAGTCCTTTCCATATCGCAATTACCGTGCTATCAGTTCCAAGCCTTGCAACATCCACGCTAATAAAGGTCGTCTCACTTGGTGTTATATAAGAAGTAAATAGGTCGAGAATCTCATCATACCTAAAGAGCTTTCCTGTGGTATCATCATAATCAAAGTTTCCATGTAAAAGTCTTTGCTTGGTTATTTCATCTGCTTTTTTGAGCTGATCAATATAGTTAGGATCAATATGTGGATTATCAGTAGCTAGAGCAGGAATAAAAATTCTTCCCTCTGGTAGTGTTCCGCTTTTTCGTGGCTTATAGAAGTCTGCGTATACATGTCATTTATCAGGGTTGAATGTTTGAAGAAGTTTTGGCTTGAGTCAGTATTCTCTGTTTTTTTGTCTCCCAATTCTCGTCGAGAGGATGGTTAGACACTGAGCATCTACTTCGTTACTTTCATCTACAAACCCTCCAGTGAACTCCATTGACCCAAATCTTGTATAAAGTGGATCTGATGGCTTGTAAGCTAAGTCTAGCAAATAAATCTGACTTCCATTTGTAAAGGTTATGATATTATCTTGGCTATTCAGATTCCCGCGCTCTGCTGTTGGTAATTCATAATCCGCACAAAACTTATAGTAAGTTGCAAGTGTTGTCTTTTTAAGGTTTGTGAGCTCCTTTCTCCCCCAAAACCATCTTGTCCCTGGATACTGTTTTGCCATCATCCAGGTCCACGATACTCCAATGTAGGATTTACCTCCTCCTGCAGCTCCTCAATACCCAACATCAGTAGTTGTTGTATCAAGCAGATATTTGAGCGCTTCCATCTGCTTTTTACTTACTTTGAGTTCAAGTTCCTTCATCAAGTTTTATGGTTATTCAAGTAATTACTTCTCCACTGAGCTCTACCTTATCTGTAAAGAGCTTTAGATATTTCCCAAGTTTCTCTAGTGCTGAGTTTGCTCAAGCTGAGTCAAACTTTCGCACCTGTGCTAATTGCTCATTTCCATTCTCATCTTTAATAATCTCTACAGCTTGTACTCCTCATTTCATCATAACAGGGACTTTCTGCATACATCTATTTGCTACCTCTACAAGGCTTTGGATCACTCGTTCTGCTGTTACATCTGCTTTTTTGAGTTTTTCATCAGCTTTGTCTCTGAGATAGGCACTAACCTTAGCATTCCTTAGTAACTTAGCTCCATTCACTTCTGCCGTATTTTGTTTTGCTCTGTAGACTTCTTTATAGGCTCTCGTAGCGTTGAAGTCCTTGAGATACTCCAGACAGAAGAGTTCTTGCTTTTTTGTGAGCATCTTTTTTCAGCTAAAATAAAAAACTGACTTCCTTATAGTCAGCTTTCTTTTTTTTATGCAGATTTTCTATAAATTATAGTTCACAACTGGTAAATATTTTTGCCTTGTTTTGCATTTTGTTTAATATTTTGTCTAATAATCTGCTCGTACTCCCTTGGTCTATCATTAAGAGCATTCAAATTTTCTCTTCAGTCATTGGCTCTCAATCAAATTCGTACTCAAAATAAACATCTATTAAGAATCAACTTATCTGCTCTCTTATGTTTTCTTGTTTATAGATTTTTTGACTGATAGTTCTTTTTTTTATTTTGTAGGAAATAATAAAAGATTCTCAATAATCTTTGAGTCCTATCTTTCCATTTTTGAATAGTCGTTTGTCTTTTTCTATTATGTCTATCTGCTCCTGTTTGTTGTGTATTCGTTCTCTGAGGATGTTCTTGAGCATAGCAATAAATGTGTCATTAGATAAAAAATCTGATTCAGCGTCGGCGTAAGCCTTAAGTCTTCTTCCTCCTAGACTTTCGGCGGTTGGCCTTAGGCGTGCGGTTTTTTGTCTTCGCTTCGCTCAGGCGAGGCTCGGACTTAACTTGCGGACATATCTGCTTTT